CCAATTTAGACGCCATATCAGCCAATACGCCCTGCTGTTGTTGAAGAAGTTGCTTTTGATTAAACCCTTGCTCGTCTAAACGACCAAGTAACCACTGAAGAGAGTCAGTAGGAATACGCGCTCTCATAACTTTTGAAGAATTATTTGGATCAGGCACATAAAGATCACAAGGAACAGCAGAAAGTTGCATAGGAATGTACCCTTGTGCCGCCTCTTGTATTTTTCTCTGCTGATCTGTCTCGATCTCAATGTAAATTTCATAAACCTGTTGGTACATCTGCTTTACTTGCGGAGATAAGTACTCGAAATCTGCCTTACGCATACGAGTAACGAGTCTCTTCATCATGTAATTAGGATCATCCTTCGGATTTGGCATCATCATCTTACCTCGATCAAGAGATAAAATCATGTTAGTCGCATTGTCGTAATCAAGTGTAAGCTCTTCAGCCATTTGCTCGTTATTAGAGTACGGATTGTTACGAATCAATTGCCCAATGGTCTTCTGATCAAGTGAAGAACCAACAAACTGAAGCACTTGATTAAACATTAACTGCTTACCAAGGCGTGACTCCATGTCCTCTGTACCTGGCTCCAATTTAATTTGATAATTAAGCGGAGAAGTATTCTTAAACTCAGAAATGTTCACAAACTCTGAACGACCAATCATCGGAATGATCATCTCAGGCGTTAAATAGTTACGAAGTAACTCTAAAGATGTCTCGCAAATTTCATTTAAAAACCGCTCGAACTTAGAAACGTACACACTGTACTTTTTCTTCTGCTCAATGCTCATGAATAACATAGTCTGCGGATCTAACTGAGCCGGACGCTCCTCCAAGTCCTCAGCCAAGTTCGCAACCAAGTACATTTCCTGAATCTGATTCTCAATGTAGGCCACATACTGATCACCCGCACGACCTTGAAGAATTTGCGGCGGCTGTCCAGCAAACTGAATCGCACGAACACCAGGCAAATTACCACCATTTTGAATCTTCGTCCCAGTCTGGATAAGCAACTTGTCATCACCTAATGTGATCTGGTGCTCGGCTACCTTTGAAGCAGCTCTGTTAATCTCAGCCTGATACGGACGAAGAACCTTAATGATCGAGTGACACCGAGGATTCGTCGGCACCTCATCAAAACCCACCATAAGAAGTGGATAAACACCAAATGGAAGCTCACCCTCCCACAAAATACCAGCAGAAGTGTAAATGTAAAAATAACCTTTAGGGTACTGCATACACGGCTTAATGAATACTTCCATCACCATGCACTGATCCGCTTGGCTCGATGGCCCAGTGTTCTGCCCGTCAAATACTAAAAATGTTTCGTCACTAGATTCTTGTACGTACTTTAATTTCTCTGGGTCATTACCAATACGGTTCTTTAAGTCATCACAAGCAACCATCTTACGATGACCAATGAACGGACTCTCATCCATCGACTTTGCATCTTTGGCTCTGAAGATATTAAACGCAAAAATTCTCTCAAACTCTAATTCACCTGAAAACTTTGGCTTTGCCTTATCAGGCACAGCGTTCCCCATCTCATCATGCTGAAGCTGGCCGAAATCATCGACCGCTTGCTCATATCCTAAGAAGGTGCCTTTTGTTTCATCCCAGAAGATTTTAACAGCGGCTTCGCCTACACGAATATAATCCTGGCAATACTCACGAAAGCGATCTTTTAATTTCTTCCGGTCTTTTGTATATTTCCAGACCGCATTATTAAGCTCTGCGGCCTTTTGATCCTGTAGCTCACTTTCATTACGAGGCAAAGGAATGACAGTAGGAGCGTAAGATAAAATATTATTTTCATAAATCTTACACACACGCTGAATATGATTCTTAGTAAGCCTGATACGCTGGTCTTGATTAATGTTACGATCATCACGAACTCGATTCCAAAAAGAACTGTTCTTACGGGAATAATGGTTCCCTGCCACAAGCATTAAATTAGAACGCTGCTCAGAGTAAATATAATTATCCGCATTTACTCCCTCTTGGTACAACGTCATCAAATCCGTATGCTTTAGCAATTTCATCTAATGTCCCCACTTTTTAATAACTCTTCGTACCTTGCAGGATCCTCTAGCAACATTAGCTCTAGCTCCTCCTGCTTATACCTTATCTGATCTTCCTCAGCCGAATCACTAGATGTCTTATCCGCTACCTTCTGCACCTCTTCAGGCACATAAATAGGTTGCAAATCTAAAATAGGATCCTTCTTACTAAATAGTATATTAAGCTCTCCCATTGTAAACTCAACAACTCCGTTCTCAGAACACGCCTTAATTATTTCTACAATTTCTTGTGCCGTCATACGTCGTACATCTCTCCCCAAGCATCAAGCTCCCGCTCAATACTGCTGTTAATATCATCTTGAAAATTACGGTCAAACATCCGCTTCGCGTCCTGCATCCTCTGCTTATCCGCATAATCGGTCGGGGATAATTGAACCTCAGGGCCTGGGGGCCTGTAAAGAGGATCAACCTCCGCCTTCGTCCAGTCCCAAGGAATATTCGTAATGCCGTACCGCATCGAATCCACCGAATCATCCTTTGCTTGACGTTTGTCCTGACCTAGTATGAGAGTACTAAGCTCACGGATTATTGGCTCGTTCTCAGGAGTATCAAAGATCACAAGCATTTTATTTTTGAAAAGCGTGTTAATCACCTGCTCCCCAATATCGTGCCTCTTCTCAGCAGCCATGAAGGATAAACCCATCCGATCCGTGATCGTCTTAAAATCCCTCGCATGATAATCATAGTACGCACCAGTGATAGGCGTAGACAAACGAAGCTCCAAATATTTATTCGCAACGTCCGACATGGTCGTGATCTCCTCGTCACCTCGCCAATGCCGATACACGCACCCATAAGAATAATCAGGCTTAACCGCTATGAAGGAAATTGCACTTGGATGGTTCTTATCCCCACCAGCACCAATATCAACCCCAACAAAATGAAGCCAATCAGAAGGAATATCATGAGGGCGTACAACATTTCCCGCACGAGTAAACCCGCCATACTTAAGACCCTCTGAAATAACAAACTTACCATATACACGCCTCTGCACTTCCGCGTCGTTCCGACAAGAAGCAATCGTCCGAGCTATTTTATCATTGGTCCAGTGGGAAGGAGTACCGTCCTCAAACTTCATGCAATCAAAAAGTGATATCTGCCTCTTCCAAGCAGAAGGAAACTTTTCTGTCTCCCCAGGCTTCCTCTCCATAGTTAACCGCCAAAGCTCCTGGCCCAGTGTTGCAGTGAACACCATAGAAAAATATCCATCAGTCGCATTCCTACGAAAATTCAACTCATCGTACAAATTCTCAGGAAGCTCCTCGTCCGTAGAAATATAGTCACAAGTAGAAGACTGTAAGTGAGTTACGTCCTGCGCATACGTCTTAAAGTAAATAGAAACTCCAGAGTTGAAGTGAAGTGCAAATATATCACCCCGACCCTTCTTCTCTTCCCTCCATCCATAAATTGGATGGTTCTTGTAATCACCCTTAGGTAAAAAATCCTTCTTCCACTTCGTCTCAAATTCAATCGACGCCACATCCTTCGTCGGATACAAATACCAAAACTGAGAAGGCTTTTTCCTCCACAATGAAGGCCATAACTCTGGGCTTGTGGCCCATGTAATTACCTTTAAAATCTGACAAGAAGAATTATGAGTAACAATATGCGTGTCTTCAATTAAGTAAGTGTGGTCCGCATTATCAACCATAATGCAACGACCATCCATCTGGCCCAATGGCTCAATAGAATCAACAACACGCTCATGTTTGTACTTCTCTACAACCTTCCATCTGTCCGCTTTTCGCTTAAGCCTAAAAGGATTAAAAAGAGTCTTTACATAAATGCGATGGCTGTCTTGGCAATCTATTTTTTCACCATCAGGATTAACATAATGAGACGACCGAATACGATGCTCAGCCGTACCGCCAAGAGAACAAACTAATCGAATAAAATCTTTAGCAAGTTGCGGGGACGATGTGTTGTATTCCATTACATGCGCTTCAGTTACAGTTCCATCAGTGTCCATAAGACCAGCAAGCAAATCTTTTCGCTGAGCCACTGAGCCTTGAAGATAAATCTCAGGGATAAATTTTGTATTGGAATACGTCCCAAATAAACCAAGCGTAGTGTACTTTGAACGAACGGAGGCAGGTATACCATACGTAAATTTATCAGCTCTCTTCACACAACCATGAGCCACTAAATAATCACACACCTCTTTATCGGCTTTAGATATTGTGCTTGAAGTAGTCGCTAACGAACCGTCACCAATTAATAAACCTAAAAAATAAGGCTCTAATATAAGATCCTTTTCTTGGTACTCAACGGCTTCACAAATGGGGATTGAAAATTTTGTATAGTTACTTTTTGGAAGTGGAGAGTACTTTCCGAGTTTGATCATTTCATCTGTTGTGTAAACAGACCATTGATCGTAAGTGGGATTTTCCCACTTTTTCGTTCCTTTAGTGTATGACTTTCTAAAGCGTCTTGTTGAATCCTTCGCAACCCAACGATGCTCTCCACACGCAACAGTAGAAGTCTGATCATTGAAAGTAATTTTATAAAATGGCTTGTCCTTCACTTCAAAAATCTGTGTAACCTTCGTAGGCTTACCATCGCGACCAAATACTTCATCACCAACTTTTAAATCCCCAAAAATACGTGGGCCAGTGGGGGTTATTATAGTTGACTTATTTAGACAAGCTTTTCCAACCTGATTAGCGGCGGTAATAAATGCATCACGGTTCGTTGTTTCAATGAACTCTCTCTGCCACTTGTACAACTTCCACCCATACAAATGAGGCAAATCACGACGAAGCTCTACCTGCTTCTTTAAAAGCTCAAGCTTCTCCCTCTTCAACTCCGAGTGAATCTCTATCTGATCAGAAGAGGTCATCTGCACTCTCAGTCTTCGGAAGTACTACGTCCGCTTTTAACACCTCAACAGGTGCGGCCTTCCTCACATTGGAAGGGATCTCCACATTTATAGGATCAACACTAGGTGGGGGAAGGGGACCTTTTCCAAGCTCTAACTCCAATTCCTTGATTCGGTCGTCCAGATCCGCTTGCATCTCAACAGCCGTCTTCTCAAATTTCTTCTTATCAAACACTTCCGTGTAAGAAACATTAACCGACGTACTCTTCGTCGTCTGCTCCATGTACGTTAAGTTCTTAGTCTCTGAGCGATTGAGGTAATTACCCCTGGCTCGCAAATCCACCATCGCAGCAGCCTTTAAAATAAGCTCAAGCATCTTCGGATCCTGTAACTCACCATTTTCCTTCGTCACAGGAATGTTTAAAATATCCCGTATTTTACGAGTAGAAAGTGTAAGCATCCCCTTCATCAC